AGTCTATTCCATATCTATCAGGATTGTCTTTGCATTGAAGCCCCCATGTCTTTTCTACCCATTCCTTAACCGCTTTTCTTGCAGGTGGGTCGTACTTGTCATGGAGAGCTTGGTCAAACTTCTTAATCTGCATCTGCTACATCTTGTAGTTTTAATGCCATTTCTACCATATCAGTAGAGATTTGATAGGCCAAAGCCCATTGATGTTTTAGCATGGCATCTTCGTATTCTTTACACAATTTGCGTAAAACAATAAGTGGTAATGAGTAATCAGTCATTTAAAAGGTCTTTCACATTAATTTTGCGTTCAGCAAATACTCGTTTTAGGTTTTCAATTGCTGATTTTTCAATCTTAGCAATAGTTTGCTGCCTAAGAAACAGCTTTTCACCTACTTCAGATTGGCTGTATTCATACTGTTCTTGCAAGTTATAGTCACTCATTGCATTACCCTTGGGCTAGGTGGAGACATTGGTACGGATGGGACTGTATAGCCTGTAGATACACCTAAAGCTGCACCTGATGGCGTTACCACTTGATTTGGGTAGATAGTCAAAGTTTGAGTTACATAGCCTTGATTGTTTACGACCTGGGCTTGGTTTCCTCTGACTTGTACAGTTTCTTGTACATATCCTTGTGGATTTGTAACTACATAAGTTTGTGCATCTGCATTAGATACATGAACTCCAAGGGCTACACCAGCTAAAAATATTAAAATTTCTTTCATCACTTGCTCCTGTTGGGTGGGGCTACTCGCTGCATCTGGAGGGATTCGAACCCTCGGTTTACAAAGTATTGGCAGTAGAACCACTTTGTTACATATTATCTACTTTAACAATCAACCGCTCTGTCACAGCATCCGCTTTTGCCCCTTTGTTTATACTCCGCAACCGCAAATCATTTTGCCGTTATAACCTGAAACGCAGCGATAAGGTGCGTATGCAGGGCATGAAGCTACGGCTTGACCAACTGCCAAAAGTAATACGATAGTTGCTAATGCTTTTTTCATGTAATTCTCCTTAGAATGGTACATCGTCTTTAAAATCTTTAGAAACCTGTTGCGTAGGAATTGCTTTGTCTTCTGGTGGGTTCAAATAAGCCAATAAACCGCCTTCTTTCATTGCAAATAAAGGCAATGTTTCCAGCTTTAACATCAAGCCATGCTTGGTTTCCATGATTACGCCAATAGACTGATAGCGTTTTTTCATCTTGCCATCGGTTTTATCTTCATACTCTGATACTGCTGCTTTTACAAAATGCGTGATAGCCATTATTGATTCTCCATTAATTTAACTTCTGCTTCTACTTCACTTAAAAACTGTTTAATTTCTGCTTCCATGTAAAGGATGAACTCAGAATCTCTAGGTACATTGACAATCAAAAGCTGACTGCGTTCAGGCATACGAGGGTCAAAACTTACAAAATCGCACCATTTCGCCCCAGTTACAGCCATTTGAGCTTGCATCTGAATAAAGTATTTCTTAGGTGGTTCTTTAGCTTTGTAATATTCCCAATGGGTAGCTGAGTTAGGGCATTTAATCTCTAGTAAGCCGTCTTTACCTACCAAACCATCAGGACTACAGCCAAACCATTCAATCGTAGGATGGTCAATAAATGGCACTTGGTCTACAAAGTTATGCGTATTGACTTCATAAGCTACCCTAGCTTGGGGCTCGGTTGCTGTACCCCATGCCATAGCATCATTGGTATATGATGGTTGTATGGTCTTGGTAATTCTTTGCAAGGCAAGCTCAATCAGATAGTTTTGTCGACTAGCTGAAGCCCCTGTTTTTGTCTTTGCAAGTATGTCAGCCACCCTAGAAGCAGTTACTTTGCCTCTACGAAGTTCATGCCAAGCATCCGAACCTTGCTCAATAACCTGAATATTGTCCATACAACTCAATCCTTTTTTGTTTGTAAGCAGTTTGTGCTTCAATTAAATTTTCAAAAGTTCCAATATTAATTTGTTTTTTATTATGGGAAATTCTTGCAACAAATTTATTTCCATTTTTTCTAATACCCATTGGCAATTTTGTTGTTTTAGACCTTGTTCGGTGATTCCAGTTATTTTGCATAACTGTTGCTTCCCTTAAATTAGCAATCCTATCATCTGTTTTTATGCCATTTATATGGTCTATACATGGTGATGGAAAACGACCATTTGCAATTAAAAATATAAGCCTAGAGCGTTTTTGAGCTTTTTTGTTTACTTTAATAACCCAATAAGTTCCGCTATCAAATCCAGCTTCTTTGCCTATTAAATCAGAGTGATTTTTAGGTGGATTTTTCCAATAAATTTTTCCAGTTTCAGGGTATATATGAAACATATCTTTTAATTGTTCAATCATTACGAGCCTCCATCATTGCATCAGCGTATTCATAAGACATTTCAGCTACTTTTTTCATGTAATCGTAATGTTTAAGAAGCGCACCTAATTTGCCATCAGTAATAATTGATTGCATAGCTTTAGCTGCAAAATAATCACGCAAAGTCATTTCTTCATCATATTCAAGCTCTGTAATGCTTCCAAGGCTATTCATAATCATTTTTTTCATGACAATTCCACTTTCTTTAAGTCTTTAGCGTTAGCAATCAACTGAACTGCGTTTTTGTCTTTAGCTACGGCAGCGTAGGCTTTGCTATAACAATCTTTAAGTTCGTCAATAGTCTTGCATTTAAAAATATTTTCTACCCAAACTTTTGATTCTTCAGTCAAATCAGGAGTTGGCTCATCAGGTACATCCTCACCAGCATAGATGTAGAGGCCAAGACCATGTAAAGCAATTGCTTTGGCAAGACAGCGTTGCATAGCTGTGTTGACATCCATAGCGTTAGGGTTAGATATAGCTTTGTTTTGGTGATTTAGAACAGGTAATTGGGCAGTCATGGTTTTGTCAAAAGCAGTAACTGAGCAAAACACCATCAAGGTATCGCCAAATTGCATAGGTGCTTGGTAATCCCAAGTGGCTTTAGGGTCAAGTTGTAGAAGTTGGTCTACTGCCCATGCCCATGACAAATAGGTAAATTTACCTTTTTTGTCAGTATGTTCATTAACATTAATCTTACGAATTTCATTGTATGTAGTCATCACTTATTCCTTAAAGGTTATTAATTACTTCTCGTTCTGTACGCTCTTCCCAGTATGTGTACAGGGCTGAGGATAGTACCATGCCAGCTTCGGCAGTATCGCCATTTGCTAGTAAGGTTGCTAATGTTGCTAAGTGTTTGTTAAGAGCTTCATCTGCAATAGCATCTAGGATGTTATCTTCAGAATATGGGTAATTTGAGTTTTTAAGCTCATAGTCAATGCGCTCTTGAATTTCCTCGCTATCTGCTTGGTCATCGTATGGTGCTTCGTAGTATCTATCGTTGTTCATCACTTTCTCCGTTACTTGTTAAAGTAAAATCAGTATACACTAAATTACACATTACAACAACTTTTTTACTAGGACTTTCCCTAATATTAAAAAAATATAAGATTTGCACTAGAATTATGTTATCGTTCTACAAAAGAAAGGAAGTATATGAACCCAATGGATTTATTACGAATTGAATTTAGAACCCTGGAAGCATTAGCTGAAAAGCTAGGAATTCCAGCAAACACAGTCTATCAATGGAATAAAACAAACATTCCTTTTAAATGGATTAAGGACATTGAGCAACTTTCAGAGTTGCGTTTGACAAGAGAACAGTTACGACCAGACCTATTTAAAAAGGACTGAAATGTACTATTACAAGTTCAACATAGCCGACTGGCATTTGGCTACTAGCCATCTAAGCCTAGAGGAAGAAGCTGTGTATTTTAAGCTCATAAATTTCTATTATGATTCTGAGCAACCTATCCCATTAGAAACCCAATCGGTTATTCGTAGGTTACGCTTGGGTTCTGTTAAAGAAACTGTTGGGATTGTTTTAAAAGAGTTTTTTGTTTTGCAGGATGATGGTTGGCATCATTTACGCTGTGATGATGAGATTTCTAAGTATCACCACAAGGCTGAAGTCAATCAGCGTATAGGCAGATTGGGTGGTAGACCTAAAAAAACCGAATCGGTTTCTGTTGGGTTACCAGAAATAACCCTAACCACTAACCATAAACCAATAACCAATAACCAATATACATCTGAGTTTGAGTCTTTTTGGAAAGTCTATGACAAGCCGTCAGGCAAGGCTAATGCTTTTAAGGTTTGGAAAAGTATTAAACCTGATAACACTTTGATAGCAACAATCTTAGCTAAAGCCACCCTACAAGCAAAGAATGTAGAACGCAAATTTCGCAAGGATGCTGAAAGATGGCTTAGGGATAAGCGTTGGGAAGATGAAATTAGTGATGTTCAACAAGTGCAGAAAGTGAGTTTTATATGATTGGTCAGTTTGCAGTTACAGAGAAGTCCGAGGATGTAATCGTTGTGGTTGGCATGAATCCTGAGTGGTTTCACCCTAACTTTCAGGATGGTATTCCTTTGATTTATACGCAGAAGTCTCGCCCTAAACCTAATGACCTAGCAATCCTTAAAGGAAAAAAGGTTCAGTTGATACATGGCAATGGCACAGATGAGCTGTTTTCCAAGTGGTACGCAGAGATTGTTAACACCATGCCAAGCCAGCTTGTAGCAACTGATTCGCAGGGAGAGATATTTTGCTAATGACTGAAAACATAGATTTTGATGCTTACAAAGAAACGGAAGTAATCCGTAACAGAGTAAGAGAAAAGTCTGAATTTGAGGATGAAATTAACCATTACTTTGCTACTAGAGCTAATGGCATAGATGGCGATAAGCTACCTTTTGACAAAACTGACCAACTTATCGGCTTTAGAAAAGCTGAGGTAAGCATTTGGGCTGGTGAGAATGGTTCAGGTAAATCAATGTTGCTTGGACAGTTAAAACTTGGTCTGTTAGCTCAGAACAAAAAAGTGCTTACTGCCAGCTTAGAAATGCAACCCTATAAGACACTTGCTCGTATGGCTAGGCAAGCAACTGGTAAGCCAATGCCCTCTAAAAGCGATATAGAGGCCTTTTCAGCTTGGAAAATGGATATGGGGTACCTGTATGACCATGTAGGTAGATTAGAGCCTTGGCAGGCCGTTGCGTTGTGTCGTTATTCTGCAAAAGAATTGGGTATTCAGCACTTAATTATTGATTCCATGATGAAGTGCGTAAGAGGTGAAGATGATTACAACGGACAAAAAGACTTTGTAGATGCTCTTTGTGATGTAGCTAAAGAGACTAATTTGCATATTCATTTGGTTCATCACCTTAGAAAATCAGGCGATGGAGACAAAATTGCAGAGAAAAAGGACATTAAAGGCTCAGGAATCATTACCGACCTTGTAGACAATGTGTTTTTGGTTGCAAGGAATCGTAAAAAAGAGAAAGAAACTGAAATAAACCTACTTCCTGATAACACTAAGCCAGATACCTACCTTGTTTGTGCAAAGCAACGAAATGGTGAATGGGAGGGTACTTTAGGGTTTTGGTATGACAAAAGAAGCCAGCTTTTTACAGAAGAATATGGCATGGGTATAACTAACTTTTTGGAGCATTAAATGGAAGAAATTAACCCAAATGCAGCAGTAGACTTTTTACTTAAAAACGCCAATTTATTTGCTAAAGCTAAAGCAGAGCGTTGTTATTTAGAAGAATTCCGTAAGTCTAAAAAGGCTTTGTTAATGCAAGAAGCGTTTTGTGCTGGTGTAGATACTATGGCAGGACAAGAACGAGATGCCTACGCTAGAAGCGAATATAGAGAGCTTTTAGAAGGATTAAAGGCTGCTATAGAAGTAGAAGAGTCATTGAAATGGAAAATGACCGCAGCGCAGTTAAGAGTAGAAATATGGAGAACAAATGAAGCTACTAATAGAAATATTGATAGGACAATGAAATGAACAATGAACCAGTAGCGTGGGGATGGTATGACTTGGAAATTAAAAGATTCTTTCCTCATTGGGATGAAGATTTGATGGAAAACAAAGAAGGCTGTATTCCACTCTACACCCATCCAACAAAGACAGAAGATGAAGGCAAAGTATGTGCAAGATGCGGTGCTATTGCTTATGACCCTGTTATTACACAGACAGCAAAGACACTAACAGATGAGGAAATATACAAAATAGCTATGGAAGTGCAGACAGGGTTTTTTCCACAAGACGACACTTTGGCATTTGCTAGAGCAATACTAAGAAAGGCACAAGAGAAATGACGGAATACATACCCTTTTATGGGATTTATGAAGAAAAAGATGGTTCACTAACTATTAATTGTGAGGACAATATGAGCAAATTAGCAATAGCACCTAACAGTACATTTAAGTATTCAAGCGGTAGTGATGTATTAAAGACATGGAAGGCATACGGATTCGTACCACCTTCTACTGTCAGAAACGACTACTTATTCAAAGCTAATAGGATAGCTTCAGGCCTTAGCAAGTGATAGAGCTTTTTCTTTGATTTCTGCAACTCTACGGCTCCAACCCTTACCAAATACAGGGAAAGCCTTTAAAGATTCAAGGAACTCTAATCGTCTTGCACAGAACAGGGAAATGACCTTTTCAGGGTCTTTCTCTGCTTCTTTTACTAATGCAGCAGTAATAGAGCCGTAACCGCCATCAGGAGTAGCCCCAACAGTTTGCTGAAGAAGTTTAATGGCTCGCCCAACACCTGAGTTAACAGAGACATCAAAAACGCAATAGTCAAGACCAGATATAAGGTCATCAGCATGGCAAGCATCCCAGTATTTCCTTTTGTATAAAGGTGCAACCATTGTAGGAGTTAGGTTACGCATCTCTTTTTCAGATACATCATGCCCTACCCATTCTTGCCATACTCTTTTAGTAACGCCTAGATTTGTCTCACCACCTGGGTCGGCTGGATTATTAACATAGCCACCTTCATGGACTAACAACATTTCTAAGCATTTTTCAAAGTTACTATTCATCGTTTTGACCTATTTTGATACCTGTAATTAACCCAATAAAACCGCCTACGATAGTCTGAAACGCAGGAGATAGCATCTCAAACACTTTATCGTTGTTTACTTTGTCATGGAATAGCCCAATAAGCATTACCAAGACCATAGCCATCAAGATTGCAGCCAAAGATATAGTGGCTACCATCGTCATCTTTTCTGAATGTTTCATTTAATCGCCTCATATTGCTTGTAACAGGCTTCTAGCCCAACTCTTATTTCGTCTGCTCTGGCAGCTTCCCTAACAAGAAATTCGCTATCCTCGGCATAAAGGCTGGCTCCGTTGCAACTTTTTCCATTTGAGGCTTCTGAGGTACGACTGGTACGCTTACGCAACTCACTAATAGAATCGACAAGCTGAGAGTTAATAGCTTTAATTTGAGCATCTTTTTCTATCCTTATTTTGTCTGTTTCGGATTGATATTGGTGTTCCTTATCCCTAATGGTGCGTTCTGCTTTACTTTGTTGGTAAGAGCAACCATTGACAAATCCACCGCAAAACAGAGTTACGGCTACCAATGCGTAAATAGCGTATAGATTCACTTTAATTTAGCTTTTCTAATAATCCAAGCTGCTTTCATCTTGTTTTTTGTTTCTTGGCTTCTTTTTTTTCCTCGATGAGATTTAGCAGTTAGCTCAACTAAAACAGGGTCTCTTTTTTTACCTTTTTGTGCAATTATTGATTTTGCAACAGCTTCAGGTGATTTTGATTTTCCTTTTGAAGCAAGTGACATTTTTTGTCTTGTTTCTTCAGAATGTTTCCAGCCAAATCTTTTTGGTATTTTTTTGCTTGTTTCTGACATTTTAAGTCTTTGTTCTTTAGACCTTTTTACGCCATAGGCACCAGATTCTCCACTTAAAGATATATTTGCTAGCTTATAACCCATATCAGTAAAGGCAGCTATTAACAACTTTTCATGGTCTGCAGCTTCTTGTCTAGTTTCCCAAAAAGCCAATTTTTCTGCCGTAAATCCACCAGCTTTTGCAACAATATTATTCCAGTAATTGTTGCGTTTTGATTTTGTTTTATACCTATGAGGCGTACTTCCAAGGCCAATATAAAATATTTTGCCTGTATCGTTTCTTATATGAGCATAGGTGTAGTGTTGCATATAAAAATTTTACCTAAATCCTGAAATTCTAGGGCTAAATGCAAAAGTAGCCATATAGCTTTCTGTTGTTGGTTGATGTAGCGTACCACGAATATTCCATCCAAATACGCAATAAATACAACGGCTAAAGCCTATTGGCTGAACCCATGTAAATTGAAATAATCCAGCACATTGCACAAAACACCACCCAGCTATAGCATTGTCGTTATCTTTTATATTGTCATTACCTGTAAATCTAGGTCTGTTTTCAATGGTATTTATATACCTTAATGCAAAAGAATAAGCTGGATTGCGAACAAGCCACTTTACTTTAGCCCAATAGCTACGACCATTAATGGCTTGAAATGTAGCATCTCCGTCTAAAGAATTGTCTGGAGTCATAAACCAGTTAAGCCATGTAGGTAATCTAGGCCCAATTCCCCATACAGAATGATTATCTAACCAGCCATCTATCTGCTTTGCAAATAAAGGCATGATAGGAGCTGTTATAAGGGCTACCAAGCTCAAAACAAGACTAATTGGTACTAGCACTACATAAATTAAATAAATCATTGGATTGGCTCTTTTGTAATGTAGCGAAGAATGGCAGTAGTAACGCCTACAACGGCAAAGATTAAGCCATAGTATTTAGGGTCAATAATGGACTGTAGAGCTGGTAGATAGTCTAGCAAAGCACCAAAAACAACTAGGGCTACTGAGAACCACATTGTTTTGGATTTGTAGCACTTCATTTTTTGATAAAGATAAAGTCTGTAAGGAAGCTGATAACGCTACCAATAACGCCAGCAGCTCCCATTAATGCCCAAAGACTTCCTTTAGACCTTTCAGCCATAAGAACTAGCTTTTTAAGGTCGGATTCCATGTCATCTATTTTGCGTTCCATATTCCCAAGTTTGCGTTCATAATCTTCGACTTTTTGCCAAAGAACTCCGTAGCGAACAGGGTCTATTTCAAACGACATGGGATTTCCTTATTGGACTACTTCATCTACTTTAGCTAAAGACTCACGCAACATAGTTAGAAAAGCGTTTTTTCCTACTTGGAGCTGGTCTAAAGAAAACTGAGTTGAGCCAATTTTTCTATCTAAATCAATTAAATGATTAACCATAGTCTGCTGTTCTGGCTTCATGTCAGCAAATTCGTACTCAACATCATCTATCACTACAGGGGATTTTTTCGTGTCTTTACCCATTTTAGTTTCCTTTTTTCTTACAGTTATCAAAATGCCAGCGTTTTGAATTGCCAGCGTTACCTACAAAACTACAATGCGGACAGCTTAATTTTGGCATTGAATTTTGAATTTTACACATTCTTTCCAAAGTTTCTTTAGAGTGTTTATAGCCTTGCATTGCCAATTTTAACGCCTCTTTTACATGAGGAAGCATTTTTTGCCCTTTTCTAGCAGCACTAATTTTTTGCTTTCTTTCCTCTGTAAAAACTACTCCAGTACTAGCTTGTTTGATTCTTTGCTTTGTTTCTTCAGTATGTCTATGAGGCGTAATCAATTTACGAGAATTACTCATTTTTCTCTTGGATTCTTCAGAATGTTTTAATCCTGAAATTCCTTGACCACCATCAGTAACATTAACCAACTTAACGCCTAACTTGCGTAATTGGTCAATTCTTTCAATTTCAGCCAATAAAATCAATTCTTCGCTGTCATGTTCAACAACTTTAACCGCTTTAAAACTTACTTTATTGACAATATTTTGCCAATATTTGTTTCTATTTTTTGTAGATGCAAGCCTATAACCATGTCCTTTACCAACATAAAAAACCTGATTTGTGTCAGGTCTTAAATGTTCGTAAACATAAAACATTACTTGTTAGCAGCAATAGCTGAGTTTAGTGGTGCTAAGTCTTGGTCTTGCATAAAGTCTTTTGCAACCATAATTTCTAAATGTTCGACATTCCGCTTAACTGTATCAGCCCATTCAGCATCTTCCATTTTCTCAGGTTTGCCAGCTTCTAGCAAAGCTACTGAATCAAGGGCAGCTTTGTAGTGTTGTGCAATTTCTTCTGCGGTTACTTCTTGAATGTCAGTCATTTTATTTACCTAATTGTTGTTTAAGGGAATCTACTTCTGCTTTAAGTTCTTGGATTGAAGCAATCATCAATGGAATCAGTTCTGTATAACGAACTGACAACAAACCATCTTCATCTGCATCAACAGCTTCAGGAACTACAGGTTGAACAGATTGTGCTAAAACACCTACTTGTGGTTTGTTTTCTTTATCTAATTTCCAAGTAAACTTAACTGGTTCAATTGCAGAAATATCTTTTAATGCAGTAATATATTTACCAGTTACATTTTTTAATGTTGAATCAGACAAACTAGACCAAGAAGTTGCACCTTGTGTTAGACCAACACCGCCAGAACCGCCTGATAATACATAAGCAGTTCCATTTGCACCACCAAAATAGTAATTATAGTTAGTATTATCCGTAAGATTTATACAAACATCTCCACCATTGCTATTTGATGAAAGGCGAATAAGTTGATTTGCTATTCTTGTAGTTGATGTTGCACTTGAATTGTATATATTTACAGTTCTAGCACTATTAGCTGAACTTGACGATGTTACATTCAATTTTTCTGAATTATAAACAGAGGTTGCACCAACAATAAAGTTACCACTACCATCAAACAATCCTCTAGGATTACCATCACCATCAGATAGCACAATGTAGTTACTTGCTGTACGGATGTCTAGACCGCCTTGATTGCCTGAATAGCCACCAAGAATACTATTCTTAGAGCCTGTAGTCACAAGGTAACCAGCAGCAGTATTTGTTCCTCTACCAACAAATGTATTAGCGGTTCCAGTAGTAACAGCGTTTCCAGCAAAAGCACCTAAAAAGCAATTTTCTGTGCCTGTAGCGTTATAACCAGTTTGATAGCCTAAATAAACGCTATTAGTTCCTGTGGTTGTACTATACCCAGCTTGATAACCTACTGCTGTGTTGTTAGATGCTGTGGTGTTTAATGTTAAAGCACCAGTTCCAACAGCCACATTAAAAGAACCAGTAGTATTAAAACGCATTGCACCATCAACAGAACCGTTAAATCCGCCAACCGCTATATTTGATGAACCTGTTGTGTTTGCATATAAAGCACCTTCACCAACAGCCGTAATTGCTCCTGTGGTATTTGACCTACCAGCATTATTACCAACGGCTGTGCTATATGAACCAGTAGTGTTTGAATATAAAGCAAGATTACCAATAGCAACTAATCCTGTACCTGTAGTATTGCTATAGCCAGCTTGATAACCTACCGCTGTGTTATTAGATGCGGTGGTGTTGGCATTTAATGCAGCTTGTCCTACGGCTGTATTAGATGAGCCTGTTGTATTTGCATTTAAAGATGCTTGACCTACAGCAACTAAGTAAGAACCAGTAGTATTGGTAGCTAATGAATATTGACCAAGAGCAGTATTTTGCGCTCCTGATGTATTTTGTGATAAAGCAATATTACCAAATGCAGAGTTATATAGTCCTGTATTTACGGCTGCCATAGCACTAGCACCAACAACAGTAGCACTAGCAACACTTCCGTTACCCTTACCAACAGTAAGACCTGATATAGAAGCATCATTAGCTACTGTAAGAGTTGTGCCGTTAAATGTTAGGTTAGCAGAGCCTACAACTAAACCACTAGAGTTATAAAGGACTTGAGTAGTAGTAGATGAGCCTACACCACCTTTAGTGCCAATAACTTGCACTACGCCAGCAGAGTCTTTGTAGAACAGCTTGCCGTCAGCAGTATTAATGGCTAATTCGCCAGCAACTAAGTTACCTGCCGTTGGGGTAGCAGCAGCAGTAGATGAATAGTAAATCGAAATTGGTGTGTAGCCTGTTTGTGCCATTTTAGTATGTTCCGCCAAAGATGCCTGTTAAGGCTGTTAGTGTACCAACATTGTTTATGTTATTTGTAGCCATATTCAATGCTCCAGACATCGGTGTTTGACCATCTGAGGCAACAGATTGAGTAAGAGCATCAGCCACATTCTGCATAGTTGTATTAGCCCATGCTGAATCAATGGTAGTGCCTGTAACTACTGGGTTGCCAGCAGGTAAATTATAAACTCCTGAACCATTCCTAGACATTATTTATTCTCCGATTTATCTGTTGTTTTTTGTGCAGATGGGGCAGCTAAATAAGGTGAGTATTCACGAATTAAATCTGCTAATTTTTGCATTGATTCTGGGCGTTTACCACCCAAAGCTGTTGCTAGATTACGACCACCAGCAACATAAGGGGCTGCCAAAGTGCTACCTAATAGAGCTGCTGTGCCAACCGCCATAGGATAAGCTTGAGCAGCTTGATTACCACCATAACCCAAAATAGCACCAGTAGCAGCGTTAATAGCGTTTCTACCAGCAGTTCCAGAATCAGGTATCTTAGCTGGTAATGTAGCTACAGCAGCATCAGAAAGGTCTTGCATCAAAGCTTGTCCTGTTGCAGTAGCACCTTTACCTGCTGATTTGTCTGCACTTCTTAAAGCTGCTGCAAATTGGCTAGGAGTAAAGATGTCTTGAGTATTAGCCATAGAGCCAGCACTACGCAAACGAGCATATTGAGCAAAAGACTTGTTAATATTGCTTAATTCTTCAGCATATTTAGGGTTGTTTCTTGCTAAATTTTCACGCAATTCACCCAAAGCGATGTTATAGGCATTACCCATAAGCTTTTGGTCTGCATCAGTAGAAGCACTAAATGTCTTAGCTAAACCACCTAATTTTTCTTCTACTACTTTAAATGCTGTTCCTGGTATTTGACCGTTTTTGTCAAGACGGCTACTAATAACATCAAATACATTGTCAGCTACTTTTTTAGCGTTTTCAGGTGTAATACCTGCAACTTCATTTCTAATGTTAGAAAGGTTTGTTAACAAAGTATTGTCAGCTTTAAATGTTACTTTAGGCAGTAAGCTATCGTAAGCATTAGTAATTTGTTGTTTTACTTCTCTAATAGCTTCACGACCTGTAGTCTCAGGTACTACTCCGTTAATAGGGTCTAAAGCTCTACGATAAGCAGCTTTATTGAATTCTTCCAAGCCTTTATTGCGAGAGTATTGAATTACATCGCCAAGCAAAGGAATACTTGTAGCTTTATCTTCTAAAGTTCTTAACCAGCCACCAGCCATTTGACCAGGCGTTAAGTTAACACCTTCATCAATTAATTTTCTAGCAGCAGCATCAATATTAGGGCTAATAACATTGGCAATTCCACGCCCTACTGCTGTTCCTGCAACACCACCACCAGCACCATACATAGCTTTTTGTGGAATGTCAGATACCGCTTCCATGCCTGATTTACCTGTTTCGCTTGCAGATAAAGCACCCATACCAGCACCTAAAGCACCAGCTTGCATATATGGATTAGCTTTAGCAAAGCTAGGAATCATGCCAGCACCCTTCATTAGAGCGCCACCAGTTAACATTCCACCACCAAATTGACCAGCTCCAAATGTAACTGGATTGGCTTCTTGAAACGGCTTCATTTTGCTTAAAACAGCATTAGAAAACTCAGCAGGTTTACCACCCATGTATTGACCAGCAGCCAATAAAGGTTCAGTTATGCCTTTTCCAGCGCCAACAATGGCTGATTGATAAGCAGGAATCTGAGCTTTCTGTGATTGAACAGGAGCAGAATCTTGCGTTTTAGCTTCTTGGTAAGCTTGGGCAACAGTATTGAACTCAGGCGTACCTTGAAGCTTCTGATTATCAACAATCCATTGGGCGTATTGTTCTGCGCTAGCCATTATTGAGGCGCTCCAGGTTTTCTATTTAGAATTGCATCAGCTTGTGAGCGAACATTAGCACCGCCTTGAGCTTTAGGCTCAGGTAGTCCAATACTGATGTCAAACGGATATTCAACGCCTTTTGCTTGTGTTTCTTTAACTTGACGGTTATGTTGTTGTGCTTTATTAACAAGCACATCTCTGTAAACACCAATAACAGCAGGAATAGCAGTTGGGTCTGTACCAATGTTACCCAAAGCTTCTTTAAGGGCGTTTTGTTGTTGCATTGTTGGGTTGGCATCGGTTTTCTTGAGGTTTTCCAAGATACCCATGTATGCAGCAGACTTAAATTCTTCTGTGTTTTTAACAGCTTCAGGAGAAATATTTGTTCCAAAGTTGTTATTCAACAGTTTTGCAGCATTTAACTTAGCTTCTGCACCAACACCAGCAAACATAGGCTGTTTAGACAATTCAACCATCTTATCCATGTTTTGTAGAGTAGACGGAATGTTTTGCAATGTTTCAAAGTTCTTAATTAATGTATCAGCAGCACCTTTTTGTATCTGTTGCTTAAATGGCAACTGATTTTGGATTTCCAAACCAAGTTTAGTAGCTCCAGCTTGCCTTCTGCCAATGTCAAAATTAGCGTATTCAGGGTTTGCTTTTGCATAGTTAAACTCAGTTACCGATGTAGGTACATCAGGCATCATTTGCTTGAGAATTGTAGGTGTGTAATCTTTTCCAGCACCATATTGATTAGTACGGATTTCACGCAAAGCAGCAGCCAAATCAGGCTTAGTGCCAGGTTGGACTGCTACAGGCATAGGTACATTACCTGTGTATGGGCCTGCCATTTCAGTAGCTTGCGCAGGAGTTCCTGTCATCTTATTAAGGATGGATTCTTCCGCAGCAGCTTTGTTTTGGCGAATTTGTTGAGCAAGTTTAGCTTGTTCAGTATCGGCTTTTTCACCTACATACTTAGAGGCAGCAATATTAGCTACAGGTACAAGGTTTTGAAAGAATGAAGTAGGCACATAACGACCACTAACCATCTGTCCTTGTGGCTGTTGTTGACCTTGTTGCATTAACAAAGTAGCCATCTGTTGTTGACGAGTTAACGCTTGCTGTTGTGCGTATTCTTCAGGGGACATATTCCCAGTATTAATATCTGCCATATTATTTCATCCCTAAATCTTGAGAAGCCAACATTCTGCTTTGTTGTGAATAAAGGTCAGTACCGTATTGGTCAGCAGCAGACATTTGATTCCAAGGCATATAAGCACCAAATTCATTCATTTTTCCACTATCTGAGCCTGGTTGTTTGCCACGCAATGCCATAGCCATAGCCATTGGGTTCATTCCACCGCCTTGTGGTGTTTGACCAGCAGCTTGTGTTAACTGATTACCTTGTTGCATAGCAGCGTTTTGATTAGCTTGTTGTTGCCCAATATTTTGAAAAGATGGGCTTAATCTAGCAAGTTCTTGTGGGTCAACAGGCTGCATATAAGAGCCTACATTTGTAAAATAGTTGTTATCCATTTAGGACTCCATAATTAACCATTTTGTAACCATCAGGTCTTGTAATTACAGCATCAGGGCGTACAACTTCTACTTCTTGTGCCATTACACCAACAAACTGACCATAACCTGCTTCATTTTTAAATTCAGGCTTGTATTCAAACTGATAGAACGGCAAACCATTAGGCAAAGCCCCCATAGGTTTAATGTTTTCTTTCATGCGAATATCTGAAGCCATAATTCCAGCTCCAGCTAATCCCATCAAACCTTGATTCATACCTTGTTGAGCAGCTTGTTGAGCATTAAAGTCACCCATTTGAGCGTTGTAACCCATTTGAGTAGCACCCAAAATGTCAGCACCACCTGTAGTAGCTTGTTGTGCAGAGTTAACAAAAGTAGGGTTTTGCACCTGTGAACCACTACGCAATGCACTTAATGTATTAAGTGGCATATTGTATTGAGTCATTGCTTGGTTATAAGCCTGTTGCTGTGCTTGATTGCTTAAATTAGCACCAGCTTGTTGATTAGCAAACATTTGCTGTGCAGCTTGGTTGTTTTGTTGCTGTGCAGCCAATTGGTTTTGATAACCTTGTTGTCCTGCTTGATTGTTAAATCCTAATCCTGCAAGTTGATTTGCATAGTTTTGTTGTGCAGCTTGATTGCTCAATGCCACATTGCCTTGCTGTGCTTGATTTTGACCCAACATAGCTTGGTTAGCAAACTGACCACCTTGCAATGCTTGACCAAACATATTTTGTTGAACATTTTGACCAGCTAATTGTGCTTGTGTAAGCAAATCATTGGTCTTTTGACCTTGTTGCATCATGGCACGGTTATAAGCCTCAGTACCAGGGGCAATACCTTGATTAGCTAATTGGGCTTGTAAACGCTCATTGCCTTGCTCAATTTGAGGATTTAAACGACTCATTAACAAGCCAGTAGCCTTGTCCCAACCTTCCATGCCTTGATAGTCAAGACCTGTTTGTAAATCAGGAGCATTGCCCATTCCTTGAGCTTGTGCTGCTGTGCCAGCTTGAGAAAACTGTGGGCCTTGACCAATTTGACCTAATTGTGGGGCTTGACCGCCATATTGAATAGCAGGAGTGTTAGGGTTAAATGCCTGACCCATTGTGTTTTGGACTTGCCCTAAAGCAGCATTAATTGTGCTACCTAAACCAAGACTTGCTGCATTTTGGTTGTTTAAAAGCTGTTGACCAACATCAGAAAGGCTTGTAGTGGCTGTCCAAGTAGGATTTCCCATTGAATCTGTGCCAGTTTCGGCATAATTCAAATTTCCATAAGGAGTAACTTGGTTTACACGATTGGCTGCCGTAGCTGCTTGAGCTGCTGCAAGATTGCCTTCAGCAGTTGTTTGCGCTGCTGCTTGATAATTCGGTGCTGCTGGCGCACTTGGCGCTGGGCCTAACCCTAAAAATCCACCACCACCCATGTTATTCTCCTCTTGCTGTTCTTAAAGGGCATTTGATGTCGAGCCATCGACAATCTTCACGCCTCATAGCCATAATTACTAAGTCACCATCCATGTGTGCATCAGGAATTTCGGCTATCACTTTAAAACCAAGGTGTCGGTTCAATCTTAGGGCATCTTCATTACTGCCACAAATTTGTCCTAGTATAACGCTAACACCTAGTTTATTAAAGGGATAATCAAAAGCTGCCCACAATAAATCTCGACTCATCCAATTTACTTCGTCTACTGCTGCAATGTGCATTTGACAAGCTTTTGGCATAAAACTGCAATAACCTACTACTGCTGCCAAAACTCCATCTATTTCTTGTCCAATACAAACTGTTTCTGTTGGTAGGGGATGGTTCATCATTCTGACGAGCCAATCCCCCATGTATTTTTGGTTTTCTGTGGTTACTAAACGCAATTAAATTACGCCCCCTCTTTCAAGAATATAATCGGTTGCTACCCAATGCAATTCAATGTTTCTAGCTGCCACATTTAAGTTAATTGAGCCTGTAAATCCTATTCCTGTAACGCCTTGCCATACTTTAGTAGTTGTAAGACCACCAGCCCAATTAGCGTTATCCCATGTAGATACATCCCAAACGCCATCATTCATGGCAGCAGGATTAAACGATACTTGTCCAAGATTAATTTCAGTATCAAAGTCGGTGCTTAAACCACAATATACATTAGGTACACCACCAGAAGATTGAAGTGTAGGGCGTACCATTGTGAAACGCTTTAGCTGTCCTGGCGATTCAAAATATGAATAAGCTTGTTGTGCAGCAGCATTAATGTTATTTCCATCATCAGAGTTAGACTGATAAAAGTCACCTACAACACCGTTTCCACCAAAATGAATGTCAGCATCACCTGATACTTCCCAACAATGCGCTTCAATACCTGTAAAACGACCCCAAGACTTAGTAATGGTGTGCATTACATACTGTTCTGTACCATTTGTAATAGGAATGTTCAAAATCAGCATATTTTCACTAGCAAAATAGTTAATTTGCCAACCAAAATTAGCGTAATAAGTAGTTGCAGCTTGACTTACAGCAAAATAAATCTTGTCTGTAAGGTTAATCCTTGGGTCTAAACGGCTAGATTGCAACGCAGAAGCTAATGGGACTAAACCATCTTGCGTAAGCAAAAGAAGGTCTCCAGCCCATTTAAAAAAGCATCTACGACTAAAGGTTTGGCCTAGTTGCCATACGCCTTTTAATGCCCAAGTGTCAGCATTGTCAGGGTCAGTACCGTTATAAACAATGATTTCACCCATAGAGGTGACAAATACCGCATAGTCATCTGCACCTTGTCCAGCATCTAATGTCCAAGTACCCATTGCTTGCAGATAGCCACCATTACGAGCTATTCCACCAAAATATAGGGGTGTAGCAGGGCCACCAATAGCATCCACATCAAGATACCAACAAGTAAGACTTTCTTTTTCTGTAAAGTAAAGGCGGTTTTTAAACAAATTGACATTGGCAAAACGACTTGAATTTACGCCTGTAATGCCAACTGTTGTATATGTTCCCATAGTTGTGGCATCCCCTGAAGGGGCTGTAGCCATTGTATATGTGAAAGCAGTAGGGCTAGTTACAGTAATGACATAAGTGCCATTAAATTGACCAGGGTCTGCGCCTGAAATAGTTACACGATTGTTTGTAACCAATCCATGAGCAGAAGCGGTTGTAAGGGTTGCAGTTAAGTTGCCTGTGCCACCCCTAGTAATACTGCTAATTGTTTGAGCAGTAGCAGTTGAAGCTACATAAAACCAACTTGTGCCATCATAAATGGTTACAGGGTCAAGACCATTACAAGCTACCAAATAGTGACCTGAAGTATTAGTTAGGTTTACAAACTCTAACTTATCGCTTTGTAGTCCTGTAAATACAGGTAAAGCAGGATTTTGTTTAGCTTCATAAATAGTGTCATCAGCTACCGCAAACAACTTGTAAGACACATTTTCTGTGTAATTCATTAAAGTGTTTATTGGCGTAACCGCTTGATTTTTATAAGTTCCTACAACTGTAGCGTTGCCTGAAACAGCAGAAGTTAGTCTATAAGTGAACGCTGTAGGGCTAGTAACGGTAATCTTAAAAACGCCACTATATTCTGTAGGAGTTGTGCCTGTAATGGACACATAAACGCCTGTAGATAAACCGTGAGCAGAAGCCGTTGTTAAAGTAGCTGTTGTTCCTACATAAGTAATTGAGGAAATTGTCTGAACACCAGTAGTAGTGGTAATAATTGACCCTACTACATAGCCACTACGCATAGTGACATCGGTAGGGGTAGGAAACCAATTAACTAACTGTACAGCATCCGTTGGAGCCATAGCTGCCAATGAATCTCTAGCGTTCCAACCCCCAATAGGGGCAGGAATAGAGGCAGTTTGAGCTGTATTTTGTTTTGGTTGACCGAATATCATTATGAACCGTAGCCAGTATCAGGAATGTTTGCGTAACCAATAAGCACTTTAGATGGGTAAGGAGCAAATGACAGGTTTGGCGCACCTTTATCTTGAGATTTAGCAACAGATAAATAGCGTTGATATTCTTGCATCAAAGCAGTTGTATCAAAGCCTTTAATAGCCCAATACTTTAATTTAGTACCCAAAACTACAATACGGTCATCTAAAACAGTTGTGTCAGAGTCTTGTGTAAAGCTAGTTTTAACAGCTCCATCAGCACCTCTTACAAATCCCTTAGACTTGTATTCCCAACCCAAATACTCGTTGGTATTCATTGGAGGCCATACTTGGAATTGGTTATCTAGAATACGCCAGCGAATACGAGGGCCAGTTGAAATATAACCAGACTTTAGCCATTGCCATTGCTGTGCATCTTCAGGCCCCAAAGCCTCCCAATGCTTAGTTTTATCCCATTGAGTACGGTTTGTAATGCGTTCAAAGTCAAATGGTAGGCTATAAGCAGTTTGAGCTAAAACGATAGCTCCATTACCGCTTCCAGAAGCCATTTGGCTCATAGTGATTGTTTGACCACTTACAGACACTACTTGAGTATCTTGATTAATGTTGTAGCCTGTAATACCCCATTGAGTATCTACGGCAGTAATGTCTACGCCTGGGTCTACTTCAAGAATTACAGAGCCATTTATAGCTGTAGCATTACAATTAATCGCTTGTGTATAAAAGCGGTATTGCACCTGTAAACCTTGCCAATCGTATTCTTTAACTAGGTCATATCCTTGACCGTTCATTAAAGCCAATACTTGTTGGACATCCTGAGATGGGTTTCCTGCTACATAGGTAGGTACAGCTAAGTTAAGTTCGGCAGTAACTTGCTGAACCATTTGTAACATCGTAGATGACATATATATCCTTTTACTTGGTAAACCCAAGTAGTTGGGTATTTGTTCCGATTATAAACAAAAAAAGGGGAAATATCCCCTTCTTTTATTCCTCTACTACTTCTTTTTTAAGTTTTGCTTTAGGTTTAGGCATCATAGCCATCAAAGCATCAATCTGCTCTTGTTGTTTGGCTGCTCTTGCTTCAGCTTCCATCTTGATTGCAGCATTTTCTTGACGGAGTTTAGCAATTTCTTCTTCACGCTGATTTGTCTCGCCTACTTGGTCAGCAAGGTTCAAAAACGCTTTAGCTTTGTCTCTAAATGAGTAAGGATTCATGCCAGCAATCATGCCAATCTTCTGTAATTGTTGGTCAGAAGCGTTAGCTACAGACTCTACGGTAACAAATTTAATGCCTTTTAGCTCGTCTGCTTGAGAACGGCTAATAATTGTCCATTCCTCAATAGGAGTGCCAATTACTTGTTCATGGCTACCTACTTGATTTTGATAATAAGCCCATTGGCGAGGAAAACGCTGTTTATGGGATTCGTTTGCATAGGTGTCGATTTCGGTCAAGGCATCGCCAGGTACCATAATTCGGACAAAATCAAACTCTTTGAATATTGGTCTGCCAGCTTCGTTTGAAGCATCTTCTTGCTTCATAGACCGTTTGTAGAAGGTTACTGCTAGACGGCTATCTGCGCCCATATCATCTGATGGAAGTGCCATTTAAATCTCCTAAGTAGTTAGGGTTATTAAAAGAAAAAGGACTGCCCCTTTTGAGAGCAGCCCCTAGGATACTACAAGTTACTGATTAAACAGATGCTTTTCCGAACCAACCGTAGTCACCTGAAACCATTGAAACTGCTGGGGAGATATAGTTACCACCAGTAGCAGCAACAGTAAAGGCTGTTGTGTCGATAGCGCAAACTGTTGTGCTTGGAGCGATAGTAGCTGCTGCTACCGCCCAAACATAACGCAAGCCATCGGATGCAAAAGTTTGCGTACCGAGTGGGCCAAAGTTTGCTGGCTCGCCTTGCAATGCAATTTGAGCTGCTGTTTGAGTTACTTCTAGGTCAATACCAGCGATGGGTAAAGTTGAATATGCCATGATTATTTCCTTAAATTGATTAAATAGACAAGATTAAATAGGGGTTTCCCCCTATCTATTAGGTTGTCAAGATACCTTGCAAGAAGCTGTTGGAAGTAGTCAAGTTACCAGCCCAACCATAGAGCTTAACAATAGCATCTTGGTTAATCGCTTGGCGCTCGCCACCGATAGGTACAAAGTTACGCTCTTTGTGTGGGCGTAGGAAGATGTAGTTAGTGTTCAACAGATACATATAAGTAGCTGTTTCTTGTGAACCATAACCACCACCAAGTACCACATCAGCAGATGTACCGCCACCGTAGAACTTCAATGAAGCAAAGCCTGATGCACCTGATTCCTCAGAGGCAATACGCTGAATAGCTTGCAAAGAGTTTACATAAAGTTGATACATTGTGTTACCAGCAACGATAAGGTCAGCCTTGTCTGTGCCACGAATCTGCTTGATAGCAGCTTCAGTCATCTTAGCAAGAATGTTAGTAGTTGCAGGAGTTGTTGTAACACCTGTAGTTACTTGGTTCTGCCAGAATGTCCAGTTAGCACGGTTAATACCACCGTATGTACCTGTAGTTGGAGTAGCAGAAACAGCAGCAGCCAAACCGTCAAGGTTCTTACCACCGTTGCCTGTACCGTCACCGTACAAGTCACCAGAAATGCGGTTCAACAAGCGAGCTTCAGAAACTTGCATACGACCATCTAAAAGGTCAATGATTGCTTCTTTAGAGCTGTTTTGCAACATTTCAAGGCCAGACATTGTTACTGAGTCAGCGTACTGTGAAATCTTGTACTGAGCAGCAGAAATTGGGCTGTCTGGAGAAATATTCAATACTTCGTAGCCACTATAAGAGTTAGCGTTGTTAGTATTTGGGTCGTTGTACATGATTTCTTCCAAAATCACATTACCACCTGAGAATGGGCGTACATTGCCCTTCTGGTTCAAACGAGTAAGAATTGCGTTGTTTTGTGTTAAGTTGTCTGCCAATTCACCGCTACGGCTTTGAATAGTCGTTGCGATAATATCGGTAATAGCTGAGTTAGCAAATGCCATGATATTTCCTTAGTTAAAAAATGCGCCAAAATTGGCTAGTTAAACCCTACGGCTCATTGCTTCACCTAATTGGTCGGCAATAATAGACCGTCTATCCTTTTTATCTCCTGTGTCAGCCACTTTTCCGCTAGGTGTAACGGACTTTGGACTTACAGCAGCAGCCTTAGCCTTCGCTACTTGCTGTGCTTTGATTGCTGACTGTTTGGCATCTTTCAGGAGTCTGTCCTGTTCTAATGCCCATACATCATCATTCATACGCACGGCTTTCTTGTAGGCCGTTTCTAGGTCTTGGGCTTTCCCTAGCTCAAGTAGTTGAGCCATTTCTTCCCTTACCACATCGAAATGTGGAAACCTCTCCACATCACTTCGAACTCGCTCAATCTCATTACTGAGTCTTGTTTGTTCTTCCTGTTGGAATCTACCTTTGATAGTAGAAACCTCTTGGTTTACTTGGTTCAACTGATTCATAAGTTGTTGTGTATACGCATCAACTTGTGGAGCAGCATAACCTTCTTGATTTAATTGTATACCATAATCTTGCGCAAGTCGGTGAAATAATTGAACTTTTTGGTCATACGGTGCTTTTGACAAAATCATGTGCGCACGACCTAAGTTATTAATCCATGCAGCAGGCGTAATTCCTTGTTGTGCAAACTCGGCTTGGAATGGTGCAATAGCGTTTTCTAGTTCTTTAGCTCGGTCTGCTTCAGCCTTGTAAGTAGATACACCTTTCTTGTATTCCGATTCTCTTTGATTAGAGTATTGGGCTAATTTAATAGCTTCTTCTTTGGTCAATTGCTCGCCTTGAGTCAATTTATCCCAAATAGGTAAATACTCTTTTTTCCATGTAGAAGGGCGTTGTAGGGCAGGTTCTTGTTCTACTTGCTCAATTTCTTCCGCTTCTTCGTCTTGTGCAGCTTCAATTTTTACTGGTTCTTCAGCTTCTTCTGCAATATCGTCTACAGGCTCTAGTTCAGCAGGTGCTTCTTCTACTGGTTCTAAAGTGCCTTCTTCAGCAGCATCCATAGCTGCCATTAACTGCTCTCTACGGTCTAATTGTTCTTCTGACATGGTTTCTCCAAGGTGTCGGATTATTGATAACGCAGTTTATGGTATACCTGCTCTGCAATGGCTTGTTTCCTTGCCTCTTTAGATTTGGTACTTAAATCTGCTTGTCGGTGCTGCTTTGGTACATCGTTCCCTAATTCAATCATGCGGTGTTGTTTTAGGTGTGCTTTGTGCTTAGAACGAGACTCAATAACTGAGCCGTCTACTTGCGAAATATAGGGCTGGATGTCAGACATAACCATAGGGGCATCCCTACGAATCATCTCTTGCTTCTCTTTCCAAGCTTGCTCTGCCTCTGGGCTACCTAATTCATAGTTCCAAAAGGTCAGGTAATACTCTTTATCTGACATTTGTTTGCGGTCAGGTGTCTCATATTCGCTTTTACATAAAGCGCAGGTATGTTTGATGTTAACAATCATAGTTCCTCCAATAGCTTAGGTAATGTATGCCATTCAGACTTCTTTAAAGGTACGATTGAGTCATACCATGTTGCGTTTTTCCAACGCCAACAGATAAATTCATCAGCAGGAAGCAAAAGAAAGCACTTAACACCTAACGAACCAGCTAAATGCGCTGTTGCTGTATCAGGAGCTACTACGGCTTTCATAGCTTTCATGTGGCAAGCAGTTTTATAAAAGTTCTTTTGCCATCCGTCATTGGGAAGCGTATCAAATATGTCTGATTGCTCAATATGAATAGAGTAAACATCGTCACCCACCAGTTTTCTCATGGTTTCTAGTGGAATGGACTTGGTATAGTGAAGTGGGCCATTAGATGCGCTCCAATTTACCCCTACTTTGCGCTCAATATTACTAGGTTTAGCTTCAAAATAACCTTCTGAGCCAACAATGTGCTTTTTAGTAATAGGAAATGACTGTTTTACAAAAGGTGGGGCATAAGTAGCAAAATGAGGAAGTGACATAGAGCCAATCCAATAATCTGCTTCCGTTGGAGGCCCATCAGTTTTAGAGCAAGAAATGTAATCAATGCAATCCATCGTACCCAAAAGTTGCATCATGGATTCATGGCACATAACAGAGAGTGTTTTAGCTCCCCAGACTTTAAGCATTGGCAAAAATCTGGCAAATTGAATAACATCGCCAAATCCTTGCTCCATTTGCACAACTATGTGCTTACCAAACAGTCTTTCGCCATCCCATTTAGGAGCTTTTGACCATTTTTGCCAGTTTTCACCAGTTGCTTGCATTACTAATGGATGCCAACGGAACTCATACAGCCTAAAAGCTGCTTGATAGTGTCCCATGTGAAGTAAATCTACGCTTTTTCTATACTGTTGATAAGGAGTCATCGTAAGTATTAATACCCTTTATAAAAATAGTGCCAAAATACTTTCTTCATCATCTAATTCAGCCAACCGTTTAGCTTCAAGTATGGCAATTTCTTGCTCTAGTCGGTCTTTAGCCTGGCGAATCAATATTGAATTTAATAAATCTTCAGCTTGTCGTTGTAGGTTGGCAATTAGAGCATCGTAATTAACAATCTCTTTTTGCTTTGCTTCAACAATTTGCTGGGGTGATTCTACAACATCATCTTTAGGGCTTGGTGATACTTGCTCACGAATAAAGTCTTTTCTAGCTTCTTGGTCAGCCTTTTGAGCTGCCATACGCTTTTCTTCAGCAAGTCTTAGTTTCTTCTGTAATGCTTTATAGCGTTTTCTTTCTTCTGGTGTCCAAGAGGCATCATCCCCACCCTTTTTAGTAGGTTCTACAGGGGTAATGACAATCTGAAACGCATCGTTTTGAAATGCGTTAACTTGGAAAGCAGTTTGAAACATTAGAATGTACCGCCTGACACGCCTACAAACTTAGTAGCTGTAATGGTTGTACCAGTAATTAGGTTTGCAGCAATACCACCAATAGCAGGGGGGCTAGAAAGGTCTAAAGTACCGCCTAATGTTAGGTTTCCGCTAGAAGTAACTGTTCCACTAAGACTGATTCCTGAGACTGTACCTGTTCCGCTAACCGATGTAACAGTACCACCTAATGATGGGGCAGTATTAGTAATTGTAAAGTTAGGGTAAGTTCCGCTAGTAGAAATTCCAGTACCAGCAGTTAAGACTACAGTTTGGTCAGGAGCTGTATTGGTTACAGTTACTGCACCAGCAGTATTGGTTACAGATATAGCTGTTCCTGCTGTTAATGCAGCATTTACCCATTTACCTGCTGTTTCGTTACGAATAAGCAACTGTCCGTTAGATGGGGTAGTAACTTGCACATCACCTTCGTATTGACCTAAAATACCGCCAAAACTAGGGCGAATAAACAAAGAACCATTAGTTGCTGCATGAACTACAGCACAAACTTGCACTTTAGCGTTAGGAGCTGCTGGCAAAGTTTTAGTTAAACCGCCTGTTACGGTTGGGTCATAGTAAAGAATCTGACCATCTACCCATGCTTCTGCACCGCCAGTAGTATTAATGCCACGCACCAAACCAAAGGCTGTTACATAAATCCAGTCATTTAATGCACCGCTTTCAGTAGCCACGCCCATTACATAAGAGGCTGTAGAAGCAGTAAGACCTGTAGCTGGAGCACCAGTTAAACCACCGCTTGAGCCTACTGTGCCAGTAAACATGACTACTTGACCTTCAGTAATAGCAGCAGAGCATTTAATACGGAAATAAGTTTCTTCACCAATTTGCTGTACTGCGTTACCGCCTTCCATAACTAGACTTAAAGTCTGAATAGAATCGGCATTATCCCAATACAAAGTGCCTTGAGCTGTAGGTAGGGTTGCAGGTGTAATGTCAAAATCTACGGAATTTACATTAGCTAAATCGCCATTATCTGTAACGGTTACTGTAGAGTTTTGCAATAATTTGCCAGTTGTAGTGTCGAATCTAGCAATAGCGTTATCTGTAGCGGAAGCTGGGCCTACTACATCACCACCCAAAGATGGGCTAGAGTTAGTAATTACTCCTGTAGAGTTGTCGTAGCTAATACCTGTGCCAGCAGATACAGAAGCTCTAGCTTTAGCGGTTGTAAAGTATTCGTTTGTGCCTTCAGCAATGTTTGTAGTAGTAAGGACTACAGTACCTACAAAACCATTTACTGAGGTTACAGCATCGGTATTATCGACCTTTTGCCATACTGAGCCATTGAAGATTGCCCAATCACCAACTTGCCAATCTGTGATGCCGTTGAGGTTGGTTGTTCCTGCAACATCCACAACATAGTAGTAACCCTTAGTACCGACTGAGCTTGTAAGGGTAGGGCTATTTGTTGTTGCGTTCCATGTACCTTGATAATTTAAATCTCCTTGAAGCGGAATTTGTGAAGCTGGTACTTTACCGCCAGCATCTAATGTAGCCACACCCAAAGCAGCTCCAGCATCTTTAGTAGCAGCAGTTCCCAAACCTGTAACGGCTGTATAAGCAATCTCAATAGGTTGGTCAAAGATGTTAGTAAGACGGCCCTGCTGGTCTACTGTCTGAGTAATGGTTCTAGATGCATTTCCATAAGTGCCAGTAGTAACGGCTGTATTTGCTAGGGCAATAGTACGGTTTGCAGATAAGTCACCACCACCAGTTAACCCTGTGCCAGCAGTAATAGTAGTAGTTGTTGGCACATATCCGCTTACTGAAACACCAGCAATAGTACCGCCAGTAATGGCTACGGCATTAGCGTTTTGCTCTGCCATTGTCCCCAAACCGCTAAGAGTGTGGGTGTCATTCCAGTCACTAGGGCGAATTAATGACGAGTCATCTCCGTCAGGTATCGTTGAAACCTTAGTATGCGTTACGGTAATAGCCATTATTGGACTCCGATGATTTTGCCGTCAGCTCCACGAACTACGGTCTTAGGTCGGCTATGTTGTGCGTTAATTGTATCTACTAAAGCAGAAATAGCTTGTGCCATTTGCATATTACCTTGTCCAATAGCATCAGCAATAGGTTGCATTGGTGATTCCATAGACTTAGCCATATCTTGCTCGGTCATATAAGCCATTTCACCGCTAGATTCATCAGCACCAATACGAGCCACTTCAATCTTCGCTCCATTGTTAATGTGCGCTAACAAAACTTGGGTATTTCGCTCGGTCATCATCTTCATTTGAGCTACTTTTAGCTCCATGTTTCTATCCATAGCGTTGCGCTGTTCTTCAAGCTGGAATTTAAGCTGATTTTCTTGGGCTTGGTACTCTTGTTTAGCCTTTTCAATCTGCATAGCGTTTTGCATCTTCATTTGCTCTAATTGGGCTTGCATTTGCATCTGTTGTTGCTTGGCTTGTGCATCCATTTGCGCTTTTTGTATCTCAACAGGAGGCTGTTTAGGCTGTCCTGCTTGTTGTTTAGCAGTTTCACGCAGTTTATCGGCTGTTTCGTCAATCATGCCCTCTAATTGCTTACCAGCTTTGAACGCTGTTACACCAAATTTCAGCATCTCTACTAGCATAGGGACAAGTTCTGGGCTTGCTTGTGCTGCTGGCATAGCCATTTGCAGATATTGACCAACGGCAGACAAAAACGCTACTCGGTCTTGCTTTTCTGCTTGCTCATCCTGATAAATCATGGAATCGCTAGTCACTTCGATACGGAAGTTCTTAGAAGCTTCGTTTCTTAACAGGGCAATTGCTTGTGGGATAAGCTGTTTATCTTGGTCAGATAACTGCATAGCACCAGAAATGTTTACAAGTGTCTCGTCTGTGAAGTGATTGCAGATAATTTGCGCTTTAATGCTCAATAAGCTAGTAGCAAAGTCTACAACAGCGTGTTGCATCGTCTTTAAACGACCACTAGCGTTGTTAGATTTGATAATCTGCGCACCGAGTGTCTCATTAGGGTCAGTCTGACCTCTCTGAATGTCGGCAATTCCCATCAATTCATAGATTTGACCTTTAACTTGCTCCATAGCTTGATAGCATTGTTGGAGAGCTGCTGCAAATGGGGTGATGTCAACAAGGTCGATAGCCCCTTTCATGCCCTGCTTTTCAGCAAATGCCATCCAGTTATCAACAGGAATCAAAGTGTTGTTTTCTCCCTCGGAGAATAAACGCTGTAATTCGCTAGAGCTGGCATCGTAAACGCCTCGCACTTTAAGAGCGTTGATAAGGCCGTCAATACGGTCACAAAGAGTATCTAATTCTCTAGCTTGGTCTTGATAAATTACAAAATCAGGAATTGGCTCTAGTGAATCAGTCGTCAGAGTGGAATATAAAGGCTTAGGACAAGGGAAAAAGTTCTCAAGCTGAAGTGGGTCGTCTCGCTCGTCAATAATCTTGCCTAATGACTTAGAAATCCACAAAACTTTGCCTGTCTCTTTGTCCCAAATCTCATAGATTACGGCTTCGTATACACCGTCATTTGGTTTGTATGAGTTCTTATCGTCTGCTGGCTTAGTGTCTAGAGGTATTTTGTAGCCCAATTCCTCACCGAAACGCTCAACGAGTGCAGGGCGAGACATATAGACTTTACGCCAAACGGCTGTAACTTCCTCCCAAGTCCTTGCACCAGGCGAATGACCGAATTCTTTCCAATGGACATAATCGACAGGGGCACATTCGTACTCAATACGCTCTGGATTCTCAATTTCTTGCGCTTCAGGTGTCTCTGCTTCATCGCTATCTTCGGTAACTTGGAAGCCATCGTCAGGTTCTCCTGCTTCATCTACTGCAAAATGAGGCTCGTAACGAACCCAAGATACTCCACGACCACCCAAAAGACGGTCTAAAACGCTATTGTTCATGGCAGACTTATAGTCACCATAATGCTCAATCTCAAACTCTAAAGCTCGCTCTAGCATCATTGAGGCTACACGGCCTATAGGGTCATTGTCCCTAAATCTACGACTAACATCAGGCCTTGGAAGTCTAGCAAAAATAGCAGGTTGGATTGTTTGTACATTGCTCCATAGGATATTGAAGCGAGCATTAGGATTTCGGTCATATCTAGAATCATCCTTGTACTTCTTTACGATTCGGTCATTACGAGCTTCCCAGCGTTTAAAACTACGCTCATAAGACATAATTGTTTTGTACCAGTCCTCGTATGAGTGGTCTACCGTTGCTTTATCGTTTGCCATAATGTTGCCCTAATGTTTGAATATTTGGCGAAATGTTGACTAATTTTACACTTATTGTCTAAATTCGCCTATCTGTTTTGACTTTGGACTCTTTCCATAAGTCGTTAATAGTGACATCGGTTTTACCTACAAAGACACCTCTAATGGGTTCATCTTTAGTAACGATGCGAGCTTCCTCTTTCCATACGATTGACAAGTATCTAAAGGCATCAGCACCATGAGAAGTCCAATCATGCCGAGGCTTGTCTCTAAATACCTTCTTGTCCTCGTCATATTCTCGCTGATATTGTCTTAGACACTCAATGCCATCGGTGCATTTGTGGTCAAACCATGCTCTTGTAAGAGCTAAACGGCTCGCCTGGATTCCGTCTTGAAGCTTTAGATTGGGGGTTATCTTTAGGGATTTGAGGGGTATCTTATCGCTTAGTTGCTCAATAACGGAGCGATTACTAGACAAAGTCTTGGCTCTAGCATCATGGGGCAGATAATGGTATCCGTATTGATAGCCTCTCTCTACTTCCCTGCTTTGTATGATTCCAGCGTAAAACGCTACACCTTGACCGTTTGATGAGTGATAGTCTAAAAGCCGTATCTCTCCAAATACGACCTGAAACCACCAGATAGCCGTATCGTCTGAATAACCCAAGTCCCAAGCCGTATGGACAGGAAATAAGGGGTCATACTCAATATCCATTATCCTGCCGTTATCTGTGAGCTGGCGCATCTCTTTACCGTAATAAGCTCCAAGGATTGCGGACTCGAAGTCACATTCAAACTCTTGGAGATATTGGTCTTGGGACATTGTCTTGGCAGCATCGTCTAGCTCCTCTTGAGCTAATAAGCCTGTTTGACTAGCTCTTAGTACTTTGACATACCAACCATCGTCTTTGACTGCGTTCTGATATATATCCCAGAATGAGTTATGCCCCTTTGGAGTACCGATAAAGGTTGCCCATCCCTTGCGATCTGATAGCAATGGGCGAATGACTGCCCCAAAAATACTGGGCTTCATGTCTGCATACTCATCCAATACGACCCCATCAAGATATAGACCTCGCAAGGCATCTGGATTATCAGCACCGAATAAGCGAATTCTAGCCCCATTGACTAGCTCTACCCATAACTCCGATTGATTAGCTTTGGCTAGTACAGGGCGAGAGAACTGGAGTAAGTAATCCCAGGCGATTGTCTTGGATTGTCCATAGTAAGGGGCTACATAAGCGTAACGGCCATCCTCTTTCCCATCTGTCAATGCTCTATAGATTAAATCGTTGATACATAAGACAGTTTTCCCACATCGTCTATGGGCTACGATAACGCTCCAGCGTTCTTGTCTATCGTGAAAGTCCTCAAAGACTTCCCTCGGTCTATAGTCTAGTTCTACCTCTAGGACTGGTTCGCTCATTTTTTCCAGCTAATGACCATGCGTTGAGGGGCTTCTTTATCTCCAACGACTTCGGTTCTAGCTAGTTTGGGGACATGGTACTCACTAACAGCCATGAGACAGTCAAAGGCTACTTTTGGCCCATGTTTAGGGTCTGCAGCTATCTGCTCAATCCATTCTTGCATACGCTCAGAATTGCCGTCTACAAACTTGGCGAATGCTTCCCTAGCCTTAGCCGTTGCCTTGTTTGGTACACCAGCAGGACGACCCATACCAGCCCTGGGGGGCTTGTTCCTAGCTTTAGGCTTGTCCATTTGAGCAGAATTCTCTATTTTAGTGAGTGCCATCTCATAACCCCTTGATTCGTATAGGCCAAGTATATATCAACTGATAAAAAAACAACATACACAAAAATAATTTAAAAATACTCATAAATATGTAGCATTGTGCTACAAGTATGCTATAGTAGAGCCTAGTAGTAAGTGATGACCATTAATTGATGACAAGGAGTATTACAAATGAAACAAACTATCACCCTCTCACAGTTTAAAGACTCATTCAACAGAATGGATAGAGGTACTCAGTTCTCCCCTGAAGCATTAGAAGTTCTTTTCAACTATATAGAGCAATATGAGCAGGATTGTGGTGTAGAGATTGAGCTTGATGTAATCGCCCTCTGCTGTGAGTATTCTGAAGCTCATCCAGAAGATATTGCCAAGGATTACAACATTGCCCTCTATGGTAATGAGACTCCTGAGGAATTAGCCTCTACAGTTTTAGAGACTTTATACGACCATACGACTGTTGCAGGTGTTTGTCCTAATGGTTCTATTGTTTTCGCTCAATTCTAAGGAGCTATTAATGAAAACAAATTTCAAAGTTTACTCACGAAAAATCCATGTTTACTACAAAAAGCCTAGCGGTCTATGGTATGCCTGGTCTACTAACGCATATAAGACTTGTAGAGATGCAGTTTTAGCAGCTAAACAAGAACGCCCACAATGGGACTTTAAAGCTTCATTCGCAAAGGACTAACACCATGAAAAACTATCAAGCCTTGATTTTATTGGCTCTCCTGTTCATTTTAGCACAAATCGGCTGGCATTTGACAGCTATTGGAGTAATTTAATGGCTACTCAAGAGCAAACAATCAACGAAATTCGAGAAATACTTAACGCAATAGAGAATGATTTAGGCCCATACGATAGGGGCGATTCTATGAACTACTCAGGCTATCTCATGGAGAACGCTATCGACTTGAAACACTTAATTTTTAAACTTTTAAAAGGTGAATAAAATGACCACAAAGAAAACAACTACAGAGCTACCAGCTAAAAAAGTAACACCAGCCGAACAGATTGCAAAATTAGAAATGAACAACGCAATTTTGACTGATGCTCTATATATGGATTATGACGATAAGGAGGAGGTTTTAGGGCTTCTTTACTTAGCTATTCAAGAATCTGAGAAGCTAGAGCCTAATCTGTATATGTTACGCAGAGCTTTAAAGGGTATCAGGTCTGTAGTAATCAATAATCAAATGACTACGATGGATTGCGCTGGGCTGGAGTATTGATGGCTACAGTATTCGGCAATCTACAGGTTAAGGCCGTTTTTAGCCTGTATGGGGTGCAATATATCAAACTCACCAAGAGAACAGCGCAGAGGCTCGGCTGTGCCTCTTGGTATTACTTTGGATTAGATGAGAGGGTTATCAAATGTTTGACTTAAAGGGATGGCGAGAGCGCTTGGGATTAACGCAAGAAAAAGCAGGAGAACTCTTGGGGGTGCATAGGGTAACTATAGCTAGGTGGGAGTCTGGGGCTTGTAAGATGCCCCACTTAATCGGCATGGCTTGTCTTAACTATGAACTATTGAGAAAACAATAGGGGGTATGAGATTTCCTGTACCCTTTTGGAATTTTTGTACCCATTTGGAACTTTATGGGGTATTGCAATTTCTATAGGGTATTGGAATTTTTGTAGGGCTTTGGAATTTTAAGCAATGTCTGGGTCATGTATCTTATTCATGGCATCCAATAACGCTTTTTTACGAGCCATACGCTTGTTTTCTAGTGGATTGAGCAAGTCACCCTTACCGCCTACTGCTAATTCTTGTGGCTTTGGCTTGTTTCTTGCCATTTCTTGTTTTTCCAATGTAGAAGTATGCTCTGGGCGGAGCATAGCATCTTCTTTTTTGTAGGTTCTGGTCATGTGTTTCATTCTGCTTCTTTTCTACCTAAATATTTGCCATACGCTTCTTCAAGGGTTGCTTTACGCTTACCTTTAGCATTGTCTCGTTCTACATTAAGGGCAATAGCTACAGCCTGTTTTTTAGGCTTACCAGCTTTTACTTCAGCTTTGATGTTTTTACCGACTGATTGGACTGAGCCAGATTTGTCTAAAGGCATGATTCTCTCCGAGTTTCTGCTAGTATATCCTTAATTCTAAAGGAAATCATGGACTTTAACGAGATTTTTAAAGAGCTTTTTAGCCTTACTAAAGACGGCTCAACCCCTAATACATCGCCATTAGCTGAAAAATTACGCAATCTTCCAGCGTTTGCACTTAATACCAAATTGTTTGGGCATGAACTAGCTGAAAAGTATTATGGTTACAAAAGACTTCCAGAGAAACATGATGCGTTTACTCAGGGATGGAAAGCCAGCGTTTACGATGATTTTCTACAGGAATGGTTTATTTCTACCTGTGAAGAACTAAAGATTGCTCCTGTCTTGCATCGCAAAGTATGGGAGGAAGCGTATGTCGTTAATACACTCAGGGATAAGCTAAAGCCAGGAATGAAAGGAATTGTCTTTGGAGTGGGCGAGGAGCGTTTGCCGTCTTTGTTTGCTTCTTACGGATGCGAAATATTAGCTACTGACCTTAACCCTAATGAAGATGCCTCTAAAGGATGGGCTGCTACTGCTCAGTTAGGGTCTTTAGACAAGATTTACCATGCTGACCTCATAGACCGAGAATCGTTTGATAGGTTGGTATCGTTTGAATACGCTGATATGAACAATATTAGTGAACACTTACATGGTCAATTTGATTTTTGTTGGACACTATGTGCGTTTGAACACTTAGGGTCTATAGAAAAAGGCCTGCAATTTATTGAAAATACAGGCAAATTGCTAAAGCCAGGTGGTATCTCAGCTCATACTACTGAGTTTAATTACAGTAGAACAGACACTATTGATAATTGGGGTACTGTGTTATTCCGTAAGCAAGACTTTGAGAATCTATATGGTCGTTTGTCAGGCTATGAACTTCCGCCTGTTAACTATGATGTAGGGGTAAACCCTATAGATTCATTTATTGATATGCCACCGTATGCTTGGCATGAAGGTCATAACGAAAAACTTAATCATTGCCACTTAAAATTAATGGTAGACGGCTTTCCATCTACCTGCTTTGGAGTGTCATTTCAAAAAGCGTAGTTTGTATAGGGTTGAATCAATCAACTGAGCGATTTCGTCAATAATGTTTTGAATTTGTGTGGTTGGTGGCAAGTCTTTGCGAGCATCATCTACAAACGCTTTTAATGATTCTAAATATTTAACAGGCTCTTTAGGCTGATGGTAACTATTTGGAAACACTTTAATTTGCTCATAGCAGCCCATATAGGCTTCTGCTAAGTCATCTACTAGCTCAATGATTTCATCGTAGTAATTTCCCAAGGCCTTGTGTTTTGAGTAAGAATCTGTAGACCAATGAAAAAAATGGGCATTAGTCGAGCTATGTAGCATCGTTGCTAAGAAAAGTGCCATATTTTCGTTCATTTACTGCTCCTAAAAAAATGCCCCAATAAAGGGGCAAAAGCCTCACGCACCTACATTATCTTCCAATATATCTATTAGCACAAGGCATCCACCGCCTTTTTTAATCTCGCCCCTGTGGACAATCAAAACATCAATTTGCTCGTCATTGTCAAATACTCCAGCATCAGCCAAAGCATCCCACAAGGCCTTAATTCGATTATCTATGTCTTGTTTTCGTCTGTCTTTAGGATAAAGTGTTACATGAAACTCTAGCCTAGCAGTTCCAAGCTTGGGGACATTGTATTCAGCTACATAATCAGAAACCTGTTCTTTAAACAGTTTGCCTGCTTTACTCACAAATCGTCTATGACCATGAACTCCCCAATAATGGTTTATAGATGGTGGAAGTGGGAGGCTAAGTACCAGCATTTAAAAGGTTCTCGGTCTGTACCAGGAGTTCTTCTTCTGTAATAAGATACTCCCTTTCAAAGCGCTTTCTACCCATTCCATGAATACTGGTATTTGAGCCTCTGTGATGGTAGGGGCATAAGGGGATAACAGGGGCAGCACTTCTTTTACCAGCTCGTCTAATGTGATGCAGTTCGCAGGGAGTTCCCTCGTTGCCTTGATGCCTGCATAGTGAGCATCCCAGTTCAGCAATTTTTCTGTATTTTTCTTTTTCATCTTTGGTCATAATTTGACATAGTTAAATAACGACTTGGGGACATCATAATAAGCTTCATGCTTAGTATCGTCTTTCATTTCCACTAATTTGTAGATTAAAGGCTTGTCACCAGTAATCCAGTAGGCATGGCTTAAATCTTGTGTAAGCGCAAAAAACAAAGTCTTTGGTGTTTCTAACATTGCTTTTTTCCTCATAGGTACATGGATTGTATTGAATGGGCAAGGATTCCAGCTTCTAACCTCAACTTCAATATAACCTACCTGTACGCCATTCCTATACACAATCAAGTCTATTCCATATCTATCAGGATTGTCTTTGCATTGAAGCCCCCATGTCTTTTCTACCCATTCCTTAACCGCTTTTCTTGCAGGTGGGTCGTACTTGTCATGGAGAGCTTGGTCAAACTT